GGCGATGGTGGGATATGATGGATCATATACAAATGAAGCACTAGACTTAATCCCCGGCAATATCGCAAATACTTTAGTTGAAAGAAATGGCCGGGTGATTATCGGGACGGCAAGAAGTGCGGATCCGACCAGGGGGGTCAACGCAGCCATAGACTCGGAAGTTCCCTTGGCTCAGGTGGGGAATGACGGAGAGATATTCTATGCCAATATGACCGATTCCATTCCCGTTAAGAGGTTTCCGGGTGGGGGTCAAGTAAACCCCGGCGGAGTAACGAATGAGGTAGAGGAAGTTAACTTTTTTGAGTGGGAGCAAAACGCCCTTTCGTGGATTGACAAACAGGCGGTGGGAAATTTATCTCTATGGGGAGTTTACAGTGCGGACTCTGGATATAACGGGATATACGCTTTGGGGAGAAGCAATAAAAATCACGCCTTTACCATGAATCTGGATTATCTTTTGTCCGTTGATGAAATTGGGGCGATGGCAAACATTAACGGAACACTTGTCGCAAGTTACAAAAGCGGGTCCGACTTTGGGGTAAAAGCGGTAGATTCCACAACCAAAGCCCAAGGGGTGTACGAAGGGTTGGATTTCCACGCCCCGATCAAGAAACCGGCAAGTATTACCACTTGGGATGTTGTAGAGATGTTTATGGCCCCCCTTCCCAGCGGAGCCTCGGTGCAGTTTTGGTATAAGTTAAACAAAACTGGATCATTTATTCAAGCCTATACGGCTGACGGGGCTACCAGCTTCAGCACCGCCAACGGGAAAAAAGCGGTCTTTCGTATTGGGGCGGAAGGAGAGATATTCGAGCCGAGGATGGTATTGAATCCAAGCGGGAACAATTCCCCGGAAATTTATCGTTTAAGAGTATATTTTCAGTAAGTATGGCAGAAGATCTTAAAGTATACCAACCCCTCGAAATTTCTGATGCCCCGTTTCCAATTGAGGGCGGGGAACCACCTGCGGCGGCAACGCCGGCTGCGGGACAGGATGCTTATACCCCCAAGACAATTCAGGATAAAGCGTTTCCTGTTAAAAGAGTTGCGGTTGAGCTATTAAGTACAGCGTTAAACACAAGATCGAAGAAAATATTACAAGAGTTTCAGTTTACCGAATCGGGCGCGCTACAGGTAGGAAAATATCAAGATGGCGTGTCTGGGGATGTCAGAATTTCCCCAGGCGGCATAGTTGCCAGAGACAGCGCTGGGATTACTACTTTTGCCTTAGACGGAGATTCGGGGGATGCCGTGTTTAAAGGACAAATCAGGTCCGGGTCGCTGGTGACGGGAGAAGTAATTGTCGGGAATAACAGTGTGATAATTGACGGACTTAACAGAAGAATTATTGTTAACGATGGGGCCAACGACAGAGTGTTAATCGGATTTCAAGAAAATGGCTTCTGATAGCCCCAATCTATGAATTACGGAATTAAGATATCTCAACCAGGATTTGATGTTAAAACTTGTGACGACAAAGACCTGGTAATGAGTTCTAAGTTTAACCTTCTAAAAACAAAGGCCACGGGGGTTAAAACCCCCGCTGGGGCAGTGGCACACGGATTGTCTTATGTGCCGATATTTTTTACCACCAGACCCTTTTTTACCGCCACTCACTTTTCCTTGATAGGCGATGACTTTACGGCCGGGGACGCAACCAACATAACCACTGCCGTAAACAACACCCGTTATTATATTTTCTACCAACAAGCGATATAAATGGCCAATTATGGAGTTAAGGTTACAATAGACAATAAAGATATTTCTTCTACCGAGCCGAGGGACTACGTTTTCAATTCTGCCTATGGTTCAGTAAAAGTGGCCAAGGAACCGGCAAATAAAACCCATGAGACAATTGACGTAAGCGCTGGGGGTACAGCCACCGCAACAATCGCCCACGGTTTGTCTTTTGTCCCCCTGGTTATGCTTTTTACAGAACTGAAGCCTGGATCGGGTCACTGGTATCAGGGTGGGATAAACGTAGCGGACCCGACCGATATCTCCGGGGCCGTAACTCTGGATGGAACCTCAGACAGTTTAACTTATGTGGATAGCACCAACGTAAAAATAACTTACTCTAATCCCACCGGGGGTGCTTTGACTGTCAAGTATTATTATTTTATTTTCGGAGACAATGGCTGATATAGGAATAAAAGTTGTCCAGGTTGGAGCAAACATAGACACCACGGATATTCGGGAGATATTAATGTCCTCTCAATATTCGATGCTTAAATATCATTCCGATAATACAGCTTCCGTAACTCTAGTTCCTGGCGATTCGGATAAATATGCGGAGATATCTCACGCCTTAGGTTATGTGCCAGCTTTTATCGCTTATATAAAAATAGACGGAGTCCAGTATTTTATCAATCCGCCCCGTGCCTCCGATTTTACTAGCTACCCTTACGCTTGGGCCAGCTCCTCTGTCATCCGGTGTGGATACGCTTATTCGGTTGGGGCTTACAATCAAATGGTTAAAAATCCTTCCAGCGGGACGGATTATTGGTATGATGGTTTGGGCATCAATGGTCTTATACTTGTGGGAAATTACACAGGAACTGCCAAAAACGGAGCATTGAGATTTCCAAGTGTCACAATTGCAAATAATGAAACGATTGTGTCTGCCTTTTTAAATTATTCAGTGGAATATAAAGGGGCGGGGACTGGAGACATGAAAATTAAGACTTATGGCATAGACGAGGACAATACTTCGAGTTTCAGTTCTAGTCCGATGGGCAGACCGCAAACCACAGCCGTTACGACACAGGATGTCTCTTTACCCCCGGCCGGACAGGGATTTGGCATAAATGTCAAAGGTCAAGTCGAGGAAATAACAACGAGAGCGGGTTGGGTTTCCGGAAACGCGATGGGATTTCTTGTCTTTGACAACGGTAGCCCTCTCAACGTGTGGGTAGAAGATGATTATGGAACAGGCGTAGATGCCAACCTGACGATTGTATATGGAAGTAATAAAACGGTAGATTTCAGAGTAATTATTTTCAAGGACAGGATTTCCACCTAGCGATATTGCCTTTATATAGTTTTGAAGTTTAATGTTTGGTTATGGATCTCTTCAGCGAGCTAGTTGCCGCAGTCCAGTCTGATCTTACTGTCGGGAGCGAGAGTACGCTTTTTCCCGCCACAACTATTAAATTAGCTATTAATCGTGCCTATCGAAAGGTGGCTGGGTTATTCCGTTGGCCCGAAACGGAGGATGCCAAAAAGACTTCCACGGTTGCGAGTCAGGAATATTACGATTTTCCCCAGACCTGGCGTTCGGATTCTATCTGGAGGCTGGAAGTCGACGGGGACCAATACGGAGAAATCCCAGACGGCAGTCCAATGGCATATGACGATTATCTTGTATGGAGAGCGGACGAGGATAATGCCAATAGCACAGACAAGAAATGGGCGGTACAGCGCAGGAGATATTTTATCTACCCGGTTCCTACCGCCAACGGAACCAACAACGTAACGGTTTGGGGCCAGAGAGTCCCCGATGCTTTGGCGGGAGACGGAGACATAACTATTTTCTCTTATTCAATGCCTGAAGGAAACGAGGCTATCGTGCTTGAGGCAGGAGCCATTTTAAAGGCCAAGGGGGAACAGGAAAAAAGCTCTGGGTTTAAGAGCGCCGAGGCCAAACAAATTTTAATAGTTGCGTGGGGTAAAATACGTCAGGAGCAAGCCAAATACGAAAAGGTGCAACCTTTTTTTAATGTTTCCGATATGTTTGGCAAGACCAAGGTGGAAGATGTTATTGGTAACTTTTAAACATGGCAAGCATCGTTGACTATCTTAATCAAATTGGCCAGCCGTCCGATTATAATTCCCGTGCCGCTCTCGCCGCAGCGAAAGGCATAGCAGGATATAGTGGAACGGCTTCGCAGAACCTTCAACTTCTTGGTTTATTGCAAGGAGGTGGTACTCCCGCCCCAGTCCCGCAAGTTGGGGCAAGGATCGGTTTTCAGGCAGGTGTTACTCCGCCAACGCCACAGTCCACAACCCCATCCCCGCAACCCCAGGCCCCATCCCCCACGGTAGGGCAACCACAGACGGCACAAGACCTTGTCGGCATGGGACTATATGGATACCAAGGATGGGATAATGCTGCCGCCTTAGCCGATTACAGGGCCACAGGCGGGTCGGGTAAGGGACAGGTGGGCGGACAAGCAGCGGGGGCTGGCGGAGGCTCCTTTGCCGGAGGGTTTACCCCCGCCCCGACCATTGATTTCCCCAAGCTTTACCAGAACCTCGTTGATTCTTCAGGGGTTAGGGAAAAACAGGATCAACTCTCTCAAATGGAAAAGAGTTTTATAGAAGTTAAAGGAAAGATAAACGATAATCCTTTTCTTTCAGAAGCAACTAGGGTGGGACGGGTGGCGAAATTGGAGCAATTATTTAACGAGAGAACCGCCAATATCAGGGGCGATATTGCTACGACCAAAGCGGATATCGAAACCCAACTTAATCTGCAAATGAAACAACTTGATATCAACAGCCAGCAAGCCCAGCAGGCGTTAAGCCAGTTTAATACTCTACTTAATGCGGGGGCTCTAAATAATGTCAGCGGGGAAGATATTGCTAATATCACCAGAGCTACTGGACTAAGTAGTTCAATGATCCAGTCGGCTGTTAATGCTAAAAAGCAAAAGGATGTGCAAACCCAGCTTGTCTCATTCGATGATGGAACTAACCAGGGCTTCGCGGTGGTTGATTCCAATACCGGGGACATTATTAAGAGACAAACTGTCTCGGTAAGTAAACCTAAACAAGAGACGGGAACGGAATCCTCTGCAACCCGGCGGGGGAAGGTCGTACAACTGTTGGAAGCAAATAAAAATTCTTATGGCCATGTACACCCCGATGTCTGGGCGCAGATATTGGCAGCGTTTATGCAGGACGGTGGCACAAGGGAAGAGTTTTTAAAGAATTTCAGTCAATACACCGATCCTAAGCGTAGAGATTTTGATACCACGTATGGATTTAGTATTGATAATCGTTAATCAATATGGGTCAATTAGATGTTTTACTTAATGCTCAAAGCAAGCAAACGCCTGGTTTAGTTCCTCCGAAAGCGACTTCCGGTGGGGGAGGATTAGATATTCTTCTAAAACAGGGGGTAAAAGTTCCGGTCTCGACTCCAACCATTGTCGCGCCACCTACGGTTGAAACCCAAAAAAAAAGTCTTTATCAACAAATTTCGCTTCTGGTAGAGAATAAGCTCAACGGCGTATTCCCTGGCAGGGAAGAAATGGGAAAAATCGCGGAAGAAAGAAGAAAAGCGAGTGGAAAGACGGCTGTGCGGGAGCTTATTTCTACCATTCCTTCTGTTTATGAACCAGCCACGCGGTATGTTAAAGACACGGCTAAAATTGCCGTGAACGCAATTTCGGGGGCGGGGAAATTGACTCCGGCATATCTATTTTATCGAGCGGTAACAGGTAAACCGGTTACTCCCAAAGAGTATCTTTCTAATAACCTAAGTACCGGGATGGAGACTCTCTCGACTTTATGGAGACTTAATCCTGTCGCTCCGGCCTTTGGTTCCACTTTGGCCACCGTAAAAGCCCTAAGACAAAAAGCACAGGGAAAGGACATAACCTGGAACGACATTCTCGATGCTCCCATCAAAGGGATAAACGAACAACCTGGTGTTGGGGAAGCATTTACCGACAATGCGAAATGGGCGCAAGCGATAGATACTATTTTCTTGGTGGGGATGTTTACTAGAGGAGCTTTTAAAAAGGGGCCAAAGGGAGAACCAAGTTTTGCACAAAGGAAACTTAACAAAATTAATCTGCGAGCTGAGGAATTAAACCAAGTGAGTAAAACTTTGGAGGTTAAACCAGGGGCTTCGTTAGGAAAAATTGGTCAGGCGTTTAAAAATAAGATTAAACAAATTCCGGATGCGTTTACGTCTAATCCTAGTCCTACTAGTGCGGCGAGAAGGGTTGAACTTACAAACGCCTTTAATATTTTGAAAAAGGCGGGGGTGGTAGAGAAAAAGTACGCGCAGGCTTACGAATTTCTTGTTAGCAAGTTCGGCAGGAAGGGAATAAAATTACCAGGGGTTTCTGGAGTCGCC